TGAATTAATTCTTGCCAATCTTTAGCAGAGTAATCTTCTAACTCCTTACCATCATCAAAAGCTAAAAATTTCTCTTCTTCTATAAGTTTCTTAAATACATCAGAAACTCCGTTAATAGTTTTTCTTCCTCTCTTCTTAGTCTCAGTAGGTGTAACATCTTCAGTTTCTTCTTCAATGTTATCTCCTAAGATCTCATCAATTGCTTCCTTAGAAACAGTTTCTATTTTTTTCTCTCCTTTCTTTTCTTCAACTACTTCTTCTGTAGTCTCAGCTTTTACTTCTTCTTCTGTAGTCTCCTCTGTTGGTGTGTCAATAAATGACATATCAACTTTTTTTCTACTAAATACATTAGGTTTTTTAGATTCTTCTTCTGGTAACGTTATTGATTCTGCTCCTGGAGCACCGTTAAAGATTTCATCAAGGTTTACCTCTACCTTTTCTACTTTGGTTTCAATTGTTTTTGTTTCTTCTGACATAATATTTTTGGTTTTATTGGTTTAATATTCTGTGTTACATATACAATATAAGAAAGTTTTTTTGAATAAACCTTAGAAATTTTAAGTTAAGTTAACTTTTTTGGTAGTATATAGCTATCCCTATTTCTTCTTCTTCTTTTTAGGTTTATCTTCCTTTTTAGGGTTATCATATTTGTTCTTATTTTCCCTTGCAATCTCAAGATTTGTGTTTGCAATTTCACGCTGTGTTGCAAGTTTTTGCTTTTCAACATCAAGCTTGGAATTATCATATGAACTCTTTCTTGCTGACTCCTCTCTTTTGAAGTCCATTTGATCTCTATATTGATCTCTATTCTCCATATCATTCATTGCATCACGGAAATCACTTTGTTGATTCTGATCAATGTCACTCTGTGCTCCATAACCTGCAGCTCTAATCTCAGCAACCAGAAGATCATTCTTACGTTCTTCAGCATTTTGTTCAGCTGTGAAGTCACGTTCAGCTTGTTTTTCTTTAGCTTGTGCTTCAATTTGCTGTTGTTGCATTTCTTGCTGTTGTTGCATTTGTTGTTGTTTCTGAGCTTGATCTTTTTCTTCTGCAGATTTAAGAATAGTAGAAACTTCAGCAATAGAATCTGCTTTAATAACACCTCCAAGATCATATATACTTGCTCCTGTAGTATTATTCGTAAGAGCCATTTGTTTTAATTGCTCAAGAATTTGTCTATGATTTGATTTAGTTGTACAGAATATATTAAAATCTCTCATTAATAGATCTGTTCCATTGATTGTAAAGTTTACCTTTTCTGCTTCACTTGATACATAGTTAAGTCTTACACTTGGCATTTTACTATGATAGAACTGTGATAAGTCAGTTCTCATTTGATGTACACGTGGCATTAGGTTATCTGAGTGCTGTATAAAGTACATCTCTGTTTGTGAATATGAAGCTTGAACAGCTTGCTGTACTCCTGTAGCAGTTTGTCTTGATACCTCTTGCCCTAGTCTTTGTGGATTAACTCCAATAGCGTCAAATGCTTGTTGCTTGAAATGATTAGCCAATTGTATTCTAGACATTAATCTTCCTGACTGTTCAAGATTTAAAGTCTGATAATGATTGAAGTTTGTAGCATTTTCTGTATTTGTGATAGAAGTATCTAATGGTAACATACCAAAATCCTTCATTGCTACATATGCTTTTGCCATATTGTTCTTACCCCAGTCTTCACCCATTGAATGACGTGGTAATGCATTTTGATCAAACATAATTACAGTACCTAACTCATCCACTAGTATATCTGCAATTTGATTATTAACCATATTGTATCCTACTTGATATGGTTTCATTAGATCTACAAGAGATGTTGATCTAGTATTTCTATCAGAGAATACTCTACCTTCAATTGGTAATTTAACACCATATAGATTGTTATCTCCTTTAAATTGGAATTGAACTCTGCCTGGTGTCTCTTTATTTATTCCTAAATAGATTGGATCAAAGTCTGAACTTGTTTCTGTTCTCCATGAGTTAGGTAGATTTCTACCAATTTTAACTCCACCCCATACTTCATTAATCCAAATCCAATCCACATGCTCCCCTTCTGCTAAATTATCTTTTGATTTATTTTTAAATAAGTTTGTATTGTAAAGAGGTTTATGCGTTGTCTTAAAGTTTTCGTCAACTATTAATTGTTCAACTTCACCATCTGGATGTACTCTAGTTAAGTGACCCACCTTTCTTTGTGTCTTCCAGTAAATTGTAGAAACTCTTAACATGTCAGTTGTACCCCATGCACTAATATCCTCACCTTCACTCAATATCTGACTTACAACATCACCTCCTCCACCTGGATTAGTAGCCCAGTTAGTCATGAATTGTCTATATGCTAATGAAGGTGCATTTGTATTCCACTTGTGAGATTTTGTAGCATCATAGAAAGATCCATCATTCTGAACTGGATAGTTCATATATATTGCTGATTTAGCAGGATGTATTGATTCTAATGATTCTAATTGTTTCTTAGACATTAAGTACCCATAACTATCTATAACATCTGATATAGTTAACATTTCACATTTACCTGCATAATTTGAATCTGCTATATATCTTATGTCTGGAGACTTTTGGTAGAAAGTTAAAACAGGATTCCATAATTCTACTTCATAGTCATCTTCCAACATACGGAAATGCCAGAACTCTCTGTCACATATAAGCATATCCTGAAATGCTCTTTCCTCAAGTTCCTGCATCTTGAATCTTTCTTCATCAACTTTCATTTGATGATGAGCCCATTCTTCTACCATACTTCTATAATCTTTTTGAAAAAATTCTTCTATTTCTGGTAGTGATTTTAATCTTTCTGGAGATAATTGTTCTTTTGCATCTTCACCCATAGGATCAACTCCCATTTCTATCATCTGCTGAGTTATCTTCATCTCTGCATCTGCCAATAAATTCTCTTCTATTAATGATCTCTTTTCTTCCATCATATCATTATAGGATAGATCATCAACTGCTCTAAACTGTACTCTTGAAAACCTTTTAGAGAATTCTCCAGATAGAACATTAATTACATTTGGTATAATTGGATAGAATTTTAATTCTAAAGCAGACTCATCTTCTTTAGTTAATACATCCATTAACTCTTTATATTGATTATCTTCTTCTACAATATAATCTGATCTATCTATAATTCCTTTTGCAAGCTTATAGTTTTTTAAAAGCTTTCTAGAATTCTTTTTTAGAAAATTCATTCCTTGCTCTTCTAACCAATCTAAATTCCATGCTGCCCAATCTGCATTTTTTTTCTTTGCAGATAGAAATTGTATAGGTTGTGTTAAGCTTGATGTAGCTGGGTACTTAGACTGTTTAGCCTTAGCACCATTCTTAAGTTGAAGAGCGTTAAATATTTGCATATTATTTTAGTATATATACTACAGGAAGGTCTCCCCATGTTGTTGTTGTTGTCCAATAATTTTTCATTTTATATTCTTAAAGGGTGATTTTTTAAATTTCTTATTACCTGACATTCTTTTATTCCTACCTATATTCTTAAAAGGGTTCATAGATAATTTATACAAATTTTTGGAATTATCCAAGTTATTTGATGACTTATCTCTTTCTCTACGCTTTAAATATCCTCTATTTGATTGTTGGACTCTTGCAAATGCAACTAATGCAGAAAAAGCAACTAATCTATCCACGTTGAGTCCTGGGTGATATTGTGACATTTCTTTTAGTAACATTGGATCAGGAATTCTATCTATTCCAAATGTCTGTTTTATAACTTCTCCATTATCATCTACTTCTTCATCAATAGCTTCACGTATATATTCTAAAGCGTATGATATTAAGTGACTCTTAAATAATGTACCTGTATTTTTCCATCCATATTCTTGATACACTGTTCTATTTGATCCAAGATCTTTTAAGAATAATACTTGCTGTTTAGGTACAAGATACTTCTGTTTTCTTCTAGCAATCATATGTTGTATAAATAAAGATATATTGTTCTCTACAATAGTCCATGCATTATACCATTCAATGATTAGCTCTAGTCTTTCATGTGTCTTATTTATATCATCAAATCTACCACACCATGCAGCTACAATTTTATCTTTCTCAATAAATGTTTCTTGACCATCTGGGGTTTCTCTTGTAATCTCAACAGGATTCTTATATACAAATATACTACACAATGAATCAGATGTAGTTGTTTTTCCTTCTGATACAGGGTCAATAGAAGCATAATATGTTCCAAAGCCTGGATTCTTAACCGGTCTTTCCCAGACAACTATTGATCCAGTTTTATCTTCCATTTTCTTCTTTACTGGAAAATGTGATATAGGTAATTTCTTTGTTCTTTTTGCAACTATTCCTGTTTGGTCTCTTTCTAATTTAATAAACTCATATGGATATTCTTTATCCTCAATTTTCTTTAGTTGTCTTGCAATAAGATTTTGTGGAAATATTGCTTCCTCTCTATATGCAAATGCCTCTGCAATATTAACTGGTTTCTGAGATATACGTAATTGATATTGTTCAGGTGCCAGATCTTTTTGCCATTGTGCTCTCTCATTTACAATTGCTTTAAGAGATTCTTTAATTAATGAATTACCATATTTATCAATGTGTGGAGGCATAGACCATTGTTCTGGAATGAATAATCCTGCAATACCAATACCACCTTTGTCATCCATAAGATCAGTCTCTATGGCATATATATCATTTGATTGTGGATTAAGTATAAATTCTTTTAATGGATTACATTGCTTAAGGTCACCCACTGAACCTGCTGCAATAAACATACCTGTTGTCATCATACCAGATGTCATTGCGGGTCTAATGTACTCATAGGTCTGATCCATCTTTGGTGCAATACCAGCCTCCTCATGAAAGAAGTAAGTACAAGGTCCACCTACACCTGTTGTGGCATTTTTTTCAAAGGATGCACCTTGTATTTTGGACATAAGTCCTTTGTTGGTTTTTCTATTATTTATCCTTACTTCTATCTTTTGCTCCCACAGTAAAACTTTTTCTGGTGTACATGGTCTATACCAACCAGTGTGTTCATTTAAGAATGTTTTATATTCATCTAAGAATTTCCAGGAACCTTTATCATTAATATAATCTTTAAGTGATGCTCCTATCTTACATATAGATCCTTCTTCAAACCAGAATTGATTTATAATCTTACCCATATGAAAGTATGAAGATGCTATCTGTCTTTTCTTTAGTATAGCTGCATGTTTATAATGTAACTCAGCTAATATTTCATAAAGTGCCATGTGATATTGAGCGTCTCTTACTTTTGCAAATCCATATTTCTTTTCCTCTTTGTCAAAGATTGGTAAGAAGTTTAACCACATGTAATAATCCCTAGTTAAGTAAAATACATTCTTCTTTCCGTGATAGAATACTCCATCTTTACATTTCTTTTTTTGATCCTCCCAATAGTTTATATAATCTTTTGATCTAAATGGTTTATCACAATAGAATCCTTGCTTGTCAAAGATCTTTGCTTGATCATTGAACAATAAGGCTGCTTCATCAAAGTTATATTGACCAGGTTCCTTAAAAAGAGTGATGAGGTAATCCCTAAATTCATCTCTTGTTTTGAATTCAGTGGTACCCCATTCACCATCCTTATATGTTGGGATTGATTTATACATCCTCTATTGCCCACACATCTTGTTGTCTAAGTAGTATATGATCTTCATCCATATGAGATACTTTAACTGGTTGTATAAATTGATTGAATAGTACTATTTCTCCTTCAAATATACCTTCAACATCTTCACCTATACCCACTACAGTCCCTCTATCATCTTTAGTCTGTTGTGCATCAGGAATAAATATACCTGTATCACCATAAGTTTCTTTTGCTTTGTGTTGTCTAATAAGGAGTCTATCTCCCACTGGTCTAATTTTACTCATTTTATTTTGGTTTTAATTATTATAATTGATCATATGCAAGTCCTTGCCCACCACGGACAGAACTTTTTTGTTCATCTTTCATATCATTATATGCTCCTTTAAATGATTGTCTTATACTGTCAAATTTAGCAGCTGTATTTACTAATGCTGTAAGATTACCATCTCTTCCATGTTCTATCTGAGTCTTTTCCATATATCTTGCTAATCTATCTAACATAGTCTTAATACCCTTATATGCTCTATATGTTGGTGTATGATAAAGCTCTTCACAAAGTTTTATAGCTTTCCTGATAGACTCATCTTCTGGTGACTCTTCTAATCCAATCTCATCTATAATAAGTTCTTCTTTCTCATGTTCTGTCATATTGAAAAAGGGATTCATATCAGGATCAGGACATGTCATATAAAATATAAACAAATATATTTGCATATGTGTATCTGGATATTCATCCATGATACTTTTTAAACTCTTTATAGAGTAACAATGTTCTGAAGGTATAACCTTTCCATTTTGTACATCAAATAATTTTACTAGCATTGTGGATTATCTTTAAGCCACATAACAAGACTATTAACTTCATCTTTTAAATATGGCATGTCATACATTTTAATTTCTTTAATAATAGGTTCATCCTGATCATTATATCTAGTGATAGGATAACCAAACTCATTTTCACCTTCTTTTTCAAATGATACATGTTGTATTTGTAATTTACCTATTTTTAATTTAGGATTGTGTTTTTTAATAATATATGCATATAAACTTAATTGTAAGTTATAATGCATCAGGTTACAATCATCTAAATTACTAACTGGATTATACATTTTAGATGTTATACCTTCCCAATTTGTAAATCCTTTTTCTTTTATTTCTTTATTAGTTTTATAATCAAGGATATTAATCTTCCCATTCACAATAGATACAAGATCTGCTTGACCGCATATTCCTAATGATTTTAAATATACAAAATGTTCAGGATATGCACCATCTTCTAGTTTCTGTTCTGGTGCAATCTTAATTCCATTATCATCCACAATAGGTCTTATAATTGGAACTTCTGTTCCATCTCTTTCAATAGTATTAAATTCACATAAGTTTTCTTCTCTTTGATCATGATACCAGTTACCCAGTTTAATTGCTCTAGCCGTTTCAGTATCCCAAGCATCTATTATTTCTTTGGGAGTCATACCATACCATTTAGATCTTTTATTCTTAGATGATTTTTTAGCTTGACCATCTCTATCAAACTTAGGTTTAAATAAACCTACAAGACTAGTCACACTAGTCCATTTGATTTGGTCTTTCTCTAAGTCTTCATCAAGACTCTCATATATATGTCCTTTTTCTCTAAATATTACGGGCATCTCTATCTTTTATTTGTTTATCAAGTCTTTCTTTTTGTTCCTTTTTAAGTCTTGATATTTTTTCATCATGTTTCTTTTTTGCTTCATGACCAAAATATAATTGCTTTTTAAATTCCTCTTCCATCTCTGGTGTCATAATAGCTTTCCATCTACCTTTTGGACAATCAGAAGACATTGCTCTTATCTTTAAACTAAGACTACAACCACAATCTGAACAGCAAGGAGCTGTCTTGGGAACTGCACAGGATCTACCCTCATTATCTATTAATGGGCAAATCTGGCATTCCATAAATCTTAATTTTGCAACAGCTTCAACATCATCTTTTTTAAAGATTTTATTTTTTATTCCTTCTGCAATCTTATCAAGATTTCCTAATGCACCTAATAATTTATTTATTCTCATCTCTAAACTTTTTCTTATTCTTTATGTTATCCTCTAACTTTTCTAAAGCACTCTTCATGTTTTTTAATTTTTCTTTTACGGGTACAGATTTATCATACCCATCAAACTTCATCTTATCTAAATTACCCAATATATCTTGTTGTCTTTTTATACTCTTCTTTAACTTGTTTTTTCTAATTGAGAATGTTCCAAGATTAGGAAGAGCAATTTTTGGACTTGTTAGATTAGATAAATTTTTTCTAACCTTATCATAGAAGAAAAATACAAAGTCAGAAACTAGATCTCTGTGGACCTCAGATTCTTTTGAAATATCATCATAAAAATTTTTATAATTCTTTGGATTCATTTCCTAAAATTTTAAAATCTAAAAACAATGTACCCTCTATCTGAATATCCATATCAGGATTAAGTGATATTGTTTTCTTATTATTTCCCTTCTTAACTATAAGTCCTTTCTTCTCAGCTTTTGATAAAGCATTTCTACAAGATTGAGGACTTTTAAATATACCTAGTTCAGATATTTTTTCACAGAATACCGTTAATTCAACACCTTCCATTAGAGCTAAAGAATAGAGACAATTGAGATCAGATGAACTAATCTGTATATTATTAAAGAAACAGTAAGTAAGGATTTGGTATTGAATTACCTCACCCTTACCTACTTTAATCTTTTTCTCTATTTTATTAACTATAGCCATGTTGTTGGAATGTCATCACTCTCAAGTAATGTATATGTAAAATTATTATTCCATGTATCTCTAGCCTTTCTCATTATCTTCATAAACTTAGTCCAATCATCATTAGCTGCAATTACTTGACAGCCTGCTGACCATTTATCTACTTGTGAAGACTTCTTGCCAGCATACTTGGTAGCTCTATGAATATTAATACCAAATAAACCAGTATCAGTATTCTCTTGATCTAGATTGTACATATCATCTCTATTATTATCTCTATAGACAGTAACAGGATTCTGTTGTCCCAATGCTTCATACCTACCTTGATGCTTTCTAATCTTATGAGACTTTGGATATTGTCCAGGTTTTAGAATTGCACATCCTGTGTTTTCTAATATTGGACTATCCATATAATGAGTTCCTGGATCAGTGGTGCAATCAAATTCATGATATTGCCATTCACCATCTATCTTATATGATAGAGTCATTAAATCATCAAATGCATTTGTAACTTTATTCTTAGTTAAGGAATTTCTTACTCCAACTATATTTACATTATAGTCACCAGATTCAAAAAACTTGTAACTCTTACGTTCTAGTGCTCTCTTTATGTGATCAACACTATACTTCATTAGTTTGTCTTTTTAAAGTTCTTTTAATTTGCTCTGCTGCATCAGCACCTGATGTTTTAGATGCATCAAATGCAGCTTTCATTTCACTTGGTGCTTCCTCTCCTTCTGGTGGAGCAGCCATAGTTTGTGCAATAAACATTTGAGCCTGCAGTCTTTCTGCACGTACTTTTTCAATGTCTCTTAAAAGTTCTTCATACTCTTTCTGAACTTTAAGATGAGGAATATTCTCTTCATAGTATGAAGTAATTTCCTTTCTTCTTGTTTCTAGTTCTTCCTTAGAAACATTTTCTCCATTTGATTCTGGAGCAGTTGTTTTTTTAGCTTTTGCCATTTTTCTAATTTTAAATTAATAATTAAATTCTTGGCAAATATATATAAAAAGTTTAAATAAAAAAAGTTTATAAGGTTTTTTTTAATGATAACCATTTAATAGTTCTAGTAAATCATCTATTGCTATATGTCTATGTGAGTCTTCTAATACAGTTTTAAACACATAATTAGAGTTTGTTAGCTTTGCCATATCATGATATGCTGACCAGTTTTTGTCTTTTAAGTCTATTTGGTATGAGTCACCACAAAATATCATCTTAGAATCTTTACCAAGCCTCCCTATACACATTGCAAATTGTGATCTAGTTAGATTCTGAAATTCATCTACTATGACAACACTATTATCAAATGTTCTTCCACGGAAGTGTGCTAATGATACAAGTTCTATCTTTTCTTCCTTTTCCATCTTTTCAAGGATGGACGGTTTATTATAGACTTTACGCATATTAGAACGGATAGGAACTAACCACGGTTCCATCTTTTCACGCTCAGACCCCGGTAGGAATCCGTTATCTTCAGTTGATACAGTAGGTCTTGTTATAATTATCTTATTGTATTGACGTTTGAAGAACTGATCCAATGCCACTTGTACAGCCAACAATGTCTTACCTGATCCTGCTTTACCTACTATGAAGTTAAAAGGACTCTTTAAGATCTCCGTCTTAGCTCTCTTCTGTTCTGGAGAAAGGCTAAGGGAAAACCTTACTGACCCCTTTGGAGGAGTCTTCTCTTTGTTTGTCATGAATGATTATTTATTTTTAATCTTTTCAAATGAGCTGATACCAAAACATCCTAATGTCACAATGACAAATGAGTTGTATATAGTATTATTGATCACTAATTCCATTCCACACCATCCTGTTATTAGGTCTGCAATTGCAAATAGTACCATTAATATGAATGATGCAAAGCCAACTACAGCCTTTTCATTTATATCATTCTCATCTTTGAATAATTTCCACATGGATTATTTTCTTTTTCCGCCATGATATTCCACGGCATGTCCCATTTCTATCAGCTTGTCATTTACACAGCAGTCAATATCATCTGTCTCTATGTGTAATTTTCCAAGTACACGGCCATACTTACCCACGCTTTCACTCTCAAGAACAAAGTACTCACTTTGGTTTGTCTCTGTTAACATTGTTAATAACGCTTCTTTAGCAGCTAGGCCACGCTTCTTTTCTTCTAGATCCCGGGTTCTTGACTCAGGAGTATTGATCCCCACTAGTCTTATTCTCTTATGAACAGTGATGTCAAACCCCAGGTCAATGATAGCATCTAAGGTATCCCCATCTACTACTCTATCTAGTTTTGCTTTGTATACGTACATTTGGTATTATTTCTTTTAATTCATTATTTATTTCTCTATCCGTTATTATATCACGAATCTTGGCACATTTTTCATATTCCTCTGTTTCCACGAAATAGGCCATCATATTTTCCAACGTTTCTATTGACGGATCTTCTTCCGGTTGGTGGGCCATTAGTGCACTCATCCCATCTTCTCTTTTCTCATCTAGTAGATCTTCAAACTTGGTTTCTTTTGTTATCACCTTGAATGAATTCCTAAATGCTGTATCAATGATCATCTCCTCTAACTGTAGTCTTTGTCCGTATGTTAGCCCAGTGTAATCTTCTTCCTCATATTCTTCTGACATAATGTATTTTTTTTTTTAGGTGGGACTTAATCTGACTCCTTTCTATAAAGGATGTATATATCTAATATACAAAAAATTTTTGGGTAATTAAAATATTTCATGTGTCACGTGCTTGAAAGGTTCTTATGAATTGCTCCCCGTTTTATTTTTGGCATGTTGCCACCCCCTATGAATGTAGGGTAACCTTAAAATTTTTTAACTATGTCAAAAAATGTTTTCTTCCACAAGATTGTAAACAACACAGTTGTTGTAAAATCTGAACCAACACAACTAACAAAGAAAGTTGTGAATGGTGTAACTATCTATTCTAGAACACAAGGAACCGTGACCTTCGGTCTATGGTGTCCGTGTGACCAGAATGGTACCAGTATTGACCCATCAACACTTAATTTGAAATCAAATCAAGAGATTGAAGGTGTGTCAATGAGTGACAGTCCGGTCATGGACCAGGATGATAACTCAGTTGAAACTGGTATGTATTGGGCTGGATAGCCTGATACAAGGGGATTAATATCCCTAAATCCTTTATGTACTAATACAGATTAGTGCAAAATATAACTCACTCAAACTGTGAATACATACTGACAGTATAGAATCAACACCAACTTAATTGGATGTGTGTTCATCTACTAAACAAATGTATTCACAGGTGAGTTACATCCAAGGTTACATCCACATACAGGTGTGTAACCACATAAAAACAATTCATTTGTTACAATAAATATTTAATTGTGTGTGTTAAGTTGTGAGAGTGTGGTCTTATTTACCACAAAACACCACTTATTACCACAGTTACAACTGTTAATGACAGTAATATATAATATAGCTATCAACACATGATGAATCCACAAATGA